GATATCTTCTTGATACATTTCACGACTATCTTCTATAAACTGATACCATTTTTGATCAATTTGATCATCGGTTACGTCTGAATCGCCTAAAATCTCTCTACACTTATCAAAATCTGGAAAAACATGTATTTTTACATTTAGGGCAAAATGATCTCGCCTAAACTCTCTAGACTCTCTATTCCACTCATAATCATCACGTAATGTATTCCAATATTCAGCAACTTCAGCAATTAAACTTGGTAACTGTTTTTCAAAGTCAAAATCGTTAAAGTCAGCCGGTGAAAATTCAAAATCTGTTTTATAAAATGACTCATTTATAAATTTAGCTTTACTTATTTCGATTGCCTGTAACTGTTTAACTGCTTTTTTTTTACTGGGATGAGTTCCTAATACCTCAGTACCGGCTTTGTTAAGAACAATCCAAGACTTACCTCTTTTTGCAATTTTTTCATTTAACAGAGTATATTCATTAAATCTAATTACTTGGGACTCTGCCATAACCGGTATTAGTGCAGCCGGCTGTTTAATTACCTGTATATTATTTACAATTTCAGTTACTTTAGTCTTGATTATTTGTAGTTTTTGTACTTGGTCAGCGGTTAACATATCATGCCCTTCTTCAATTATAAATAAATATTCAATAAACGAATCAATTGGTTGTTCCATTTTTTATATTGATATTTTTGTTGATATCACTAATCCCAATAGCAGTTTTGCATAAATTAATTGAAAGTGATAATATGTTAATATAATCTGATACTCAGATTTATTTAGGCTAACAATACCGGTTTTAGTAGAGAGTATTCCTAATTTATTTATTATTGAAATACACTCAGCTTGACTGTCTGTTAATTTTAATAAAATTTCTCCCATTGTTGAATAGCTCAAGGCCGTTCGGTTATCTTTTAACTGGCTACACCAGGCTTCAGCAACCTGTGCTGCATTTCTCTTTACCAATAAATTCTTTGACTTTATTGCCCGGGTTAAGGTTTTTGAAATTTTATCTAAATTGGTTATGTTAGATGAAACGTTTATAATCCAGTTAAGCTCTTGTTCAAATATAACAATTGAAAGTTTAGATAGGTCAGATTCAGTATATACAAATTTAATTAACTGATGATTTCTATTATATAAATCGGAAGGCTCATCAAGGTCTAATAGATTTCTAATACTTGGAGACTCTGCCATTTCAATATTAAATTCACTAAATGGAAAATTTTCTAAAATTGGAAATATTCTATTAATTAAATATTTTTCTTTACTTATTGAGCTTATCATTATACTTATTAAAATTAGCGATTTAATCTATTTATAATTAATATTATACAAATATACGACCATCTACCATTAGGTCATCAGGTATACTGGTTAAACCTGTACAGCCGCCTAAGGATAAATTTCCTCCAACCTTTAAATCATGAGGTAAACTCCTTAAACCTGTACACCCGCTTAAGTATAAGTTTCCTCTAACCTCCAACCCAGCCGCTAAGCTGGTTAGACCTATACAGTCACGTAAGTTTAAGCTTCCGCCAACCTTTAAATCGGCAGGTAAACTCTCTAAATTAATACAGCCATATAGGTGACAGTCCCCTTCAACCTCTAAACCTGCTCCTAAACTCTTTAAATTTCGGCAATCACTTAATTCTAAGTAGCCTGAAACCTTTAACCCATCAGGTAAACCGGTTAACTCTGTGCTGCTTCTTATGTATAAGTTTCCAATTCCATTTGTATCATTGTGACCTTTAGGATCATAATTAAGAATCATCTGTTCAATCCCCATCCGACTTCGTAGGTCTCTGAATTCCTTATCTGAAACAACCCCAATTGAATTTAGGTCCCGCACTGACTCTATATCAGATTTAGATAAGGGATTCCAGTTCTCAAATAGTTGCAGATACTTCATATGGTTATTTATCTAACTTATATTTCACTACCGGTCAAACTATTTTTTAAATAATTAGTATAATATTAGTATGAGCCATATTTTAGAGAACCAGATAAAATCATTAGATCTTAAGCAAAATGCAATAAAAATCCTTATTAATTCTTTTTATGGAGCATTTGGCAATCGCTACTTTTATTTTCATAATAATGATATTGCCCAGTCAATTACTCTACAGGGTCAAGACCTAATAAAGTTTTCAATCAAGGCAGTTAATCACTATTTTCAAAATAAGTGGCACCTAGATTCAGAACTACACCAAATATTAGGCATATCTAATATGAAAATTAATCAAATTAAGAAAGAGGCCGCAATTTATACTGATACCGATAGTGTCTATGTCTGCTTTGACTATGCACTACAGTCAGTTGAAGGTTTATCACTTGACAATAAAAAGTCACTTGAATTTTGTTTGGCACTTAACCGCCACCGATTAAATGACTATTTTAAACAGGCATTTGAAAAATATGCAACTCATTTTAATACAGATAACAGACAAAATTTTGAATTAGAAAATTTATCTAGGTCTGGCATTTGGTTAGCTAAAAAGAAATATATCTTAACCGTTTCATATAAAGATAATAAAAATGAGCGACTATTAGAAAAAGAATCGCTAATTATAAAAGGGTTAGAGGCAATTCAGGCATCATATCCAATTTGGGCACGTGCTCATTTACAAAAATTATATACCTATATTTTAGATAAAGGCTATTCTATTGATTTAGAAACGGATTTAATTCCAAAATTACAAATATTAAAAACTGAATGTGATGCTTTACCAATTGAGGATATTGCATTTAACTTTTCAGTAAGAGTATACGAAGACTATTTAACAAGCCTATTGCCATTGGTTATGGAAAAGGGTATGCCAATATACGGTAGAGCCTCAGCCTATCATAACCATCTTATCAAAAAGACAAAAAGCGAAAAATATTCATTAATTCGTAGCGGTTCTAAAATTAAATTCTACTATGCCTCGCCGAATGAACACAATTTTGATATTTTTGCATATTCACCAGGCTCATTTCCAATTGAATTTGCCGTGCCGCTTGATCGTGAACAACAATTTTTTAGACTAATTATTGAACCTATTAATAAATTACTGGTTGCAATGGGCTATCCGGAATTAACCGCAATCCTAACTCGAAAAGTTGAAATAATTAAAACCCGGAGCCGAACTAAAGAGTTTACAACTGAAGAGACCTATCCGCTATATTCAGTAAACTCAGAATCGCTGGAGTATTGTGAAATTCCAGAAATATGCCAAGAATATATTGAATCATCTGATAAAAAAGTACCAACTGAACTATTCATAGTCTATATTTCTTCTATTTCTAAATATGGTTTAAATACGGTAATTGTTCCAAAGCACGAGCTTCATAAATACCGAGAGCGTATTGCCAAGAAAAAAGGCATTAAAATTGAAAAGCCTCAAGATAATATTGTTGCACCAAAGTCAAAAAAGAAGGCTGACTTAAAACAAACTCAAATTTCGTTTTAACTAAATGAAGCGCGAAGAACTAATACATTTTGTTACAACACTATTACGCAAAAGATTTCATGATAATTTTGAAAAACAAAAGGTTGATAATGATACTGACCGTAAATTAAATTTTGCGTGTCCAATCTGTGGAGACTCTGAGAAAAAATCATCTAAAAAACGCGGTAATCTATATTTAGATACTGGAGCATATAAGTGCTTTAACGATGGCTGCATGGCCTATATGACGCTTGGCGAATTTGTTGCCAAAATGAGTAAAGATCATGGTATTATGCTGCCGAGCTTTGTGCTTGATGTTGAATATAAACCAGTTAAAAAAGCCAGAGACGACAATCAATTAGTCAGGTTTATAACCTCTGATACCAGTGAGCTGGTTAAAATAACCGATATAATTAACCGGTTCGGGCTTAAGCGGCTTGACCAGTTAGAAACTGAGTCTCGTGCCCTGTCCTATATTAATGGCCGAGACCTGGCTCTAATTGAAGAATACGGAGACTATCTCTATTCAGACTCAGCTGACAATAAAATTTATATTTTTAATTTTGATAGGCGATCAGGCCGAGTCTTGGGATTTTCAATGAGAAGCCTTGACCCAAATTCTGATCGTAAATATATTATTAAAACCTATACTGATCTTGCTGGAATTTTTAGTCAAAAAGGTCTTAATAAACAGGTAATTGAAGATGCAAACTTTTTAAATAATTATTTTAATATTTTAAATATTGATTTCGCTAAACCTATTTTATTGGCTGAGGGTCAATTCGACTCACTATTACTCGATAATTGTATTGCCACCTCTGGTGTTTCAAAAGCAAAGAGTATTATGTCTAATCTTGGAGCAAAGAGTGGAATAAAAATTATATTTGATAAAGACAAGGCTGGCCGTACCCAGATGATGCAGTTTATAAAGCAGGGTTATTCAATATTCCTATGGAATAAAGCAATAAGCGAATTAAAGCCTTTGTGCCAGAACTCATCTGAATTCATTAGGCTAACTCAGATAAAAGATATTAACGACCTGTTTTCATTTTTACGAAAGTCAAACCCTGACTATTCATTGGCAACATTTAACAAATGGATTAATACAAACTTTAGTGAATCGGTTTATGATATGGTTTATCTATAAATAACTATATGAAACCTAAAGAGTCAAAAAGTATTAAAACGTTTTTAAAACCGCGGGCTGGCGCAATCAAGCAGGGCTATTTTAAACCCGCTCACCCTGACAAATATATTGGAGATATTTCTCAAATTATTTTTAGAAGTTCTTGGGAATTTAAGTTCCTAAAATGGTGTGATTTAAGCCCAACTATTATTCAATATTCTTCTGAACCGGTTGGAATCAGCTATTACAGTCCACTTGATAAAAGAGGTCACACATATTATGTAGATTTCTATATTGTTACTCGGGATGCAGATGGTAATGATCAAAAGTGGCTAATTGAGGTTAAACCTGATAAGTACGTCAAGGCTCCAGTTGTGCCGAAGCGAATGACTGATAAACAAACTGCAAATTACGTATATGCAGCAAAGCAGTTTATTGTAAATAAAGCTAAGTTTGAGGCCGCTAAGGATTTTGCAATTCACAGAGGTATGAAATTTGGAATAATCACTGAAAACTTTTTGTTTAAGTCAATATAAAATAGGTAAATGCAGTTAGCTAAATTAAAAGAATTTATAAAAGACGGTCAAATTCCAGAGTTTAGCTCAGCCGGTGCAAATAACTATTTAGAAGAGGTTTCAATTCCAGTAGACCACCGAACCTGTCTGAGTGGCCACATTTACACATTTAAGTCAATAAGTCAAATTGGAAAAACTTTGTCGGTTGATGAATGGTTTGAAACCAGTAAATCTGAATATTTAGATAACCAGCCTATTTTTATATCATTAGGCCAAGAAGAAGGGTCAACCGAACTTGGTCTTAATTTAAAAGTGATGCCTACTCGACTTACTGAAGAATTGGTTAGATCTTATCTTAAAGTTATAACCCCAATGTTGGATAAAATAGTTGACTCAGATGGAAATTTCATTGATTTGGCAGAGCGAATTAAGCTACCTGCAAACAATTCACTATCTAGACTTGTTAATCGAGACTATTTTAGTAAATATGAATACTGGATTGATAAATATAGAAGAGAGGATATGAGTTATTTAACTTTAATTGACTGGCCGGATGTTCCGAAGTTGACTAAGATTAACTATTCAAATAATATAATAAGAAAACTTTAAATAATACTAATAATATATGGCAGGATTTTTAGATGCAAACCCAATCAAGTCTCTTAGATCACGACTTAGTGAACTTGGAAATTATGGTATGAGATATAATGATCTCTTAATTAAAAATTCACAAGCAATTGGATTTATTGAAGGTCAAATGGGCGGAACGGGTTCCGGTATGGAAAATGATCTTATGCGAGCAACCCTTGCCCTATCTGATACAACAAGTTCATTAAAAACAAAATCAATTGCGTTTTTTCAAATGGATTATGTATCAAAGCGTGAAAGGCTCAGAGATATTGCATCAAACGGAGAAATTGAATTTATTATTGAGACCATTGCTGATGACTCTATTGTATTTGATGAAGACAATCGTTTTTGTTATGCAAATGACCTGGTTGGAGAATTAAACTACAGCGGTTCAAATAAGGCACAGCGACTACAGTTTCAAGAAAAAGTAATAGAGAAGTATTCTAATAATTTTCAAAAGATATACAGTAAATGGGGCTTTGATCAAGGAATTTCTGCCTGGCAATATTTTTATCAATTTTTAATTGAAGGCCATTTGGCATTTGAAATAATTTATGATGATTTAGTTAATCCAAAAGAAATAATTGGATTTAAAGAATTGGATCCATCTACTCTATATCCGGAAATGAAGAATGGAGCAGGTGGAAAAATTGAACTACAGTGGTCTCAACGTGATCCCATCTCTAAGTCAGTTAAAACCTTAACTGATTCTCAAATAATCTATATTTCGTATTCTAATCATATGCGAACCAAACGGGTTAGTTTTGTTGAGCGGTTAGTTAGGTCATTTAATTTATTAAGAATTCTAGAACACTCAAAGATTATTTGGCACACAATGCATGCCCCTATCAGATTAGTAACAACCGTTCCGATTGGAACAAAGTCACTGCAGAAAGCAAAAGAGGATGTTAGAGAATTTACAAACTCATTAAAAGAAGACATTTATTTTGATGGATCATCTGGCGAACTTAAAGTTGATGGAAAACCAAATATCCTATTCTATAAAAACTATGTAGTTCCAGCAAATGCTGATGGTCAAAAGGTTGATATTACTCCGTTAGAATATCAAGGCCCTAATTTATCAGGCTCAGAATTATTAAAATACTTTAATCAAAAACTTCAAATGGACTCAAAAATTCCAGGTTCAAGGTTTGCTGAAGGCGGCGGTACATTTACTTTAACAGCTGAAGGTATTAGTCGTGAAGAGATTAGATATAATAAATTTATACAACGATTGCGCTCTGCCTATAAAGAGTTATTAACAAAACCTCTTTATCTACAAATGTGCCTAGATATAAAAGAGCTTAGAAATGATCCTAAGTTTCCAAATGCAGTTGGTTTAAGATGGCATAATGATAATGTGTTTGAAGAGATTAAAGAGCAGGATCTTATTAACAAACGTATTGCAACAGTTAATGCACTTAAGGCAGTTGCAAATGATGATAAGACTCCGTATTTCTCTACTGAATATTTAATTAAAGAACACATGAAGCTTAGTGATGAATCTATTCAAAAGAATAAAGACTATTTAGCTAGTTATGGAGCTGCGGCTGAAGCCGCTGAAGCCGCTGGTGGAGAAGCTGGTGGAGGTAAGGGTGGAGCTGCTCCCGCTGCTGCGGCTGGAGAATCTGGTGAATTTAAGACAGAGTTGGGAGCAAAGGGTCAATTATAATTAATCCGAATATAGTGCAGCAAATGCTCTATTTCCATTAATTTCAATACTAATTCCTAATCCGGATTTATAACTATCAGATAGATCATTTAGGGTAAATGCCCTAGCCTCAATCGTAAAAAGTTTAGACATCATTACATAATTATGAATTTGTTCATCGGCAGTTTTTTCAATACGATCAAGCGGCTCTCCTTCAAATTCAAATAGATATCCAGTTGCATCAAATCCAAATTCAGGTTCTCCCAATACTTCTCCTTTTTTAGTTAGCAGAGTCATTCTAATTTGACTAATGGTATTTTCAATTTGATCCCTTGACTCATATATACCAGGTCGGTAGTTTGGATCAAGCGGGTTTCTAAAAAAAAAGTCAATCATATCGTATATTAAAAATTTATGAGATATAAAAAATCTCCAGTATTTTCAGTCTTCATCATTGCCTCAACTGCCGTTAACTCTGCCTCTGCTTTGGTTACCATTGTTGCATAATTAGGTTTAATTCCGCCAGGTATATTAAAGTCAAATGATGTTAGTAACTCGCCCAATTTAACTTTGGACTTTGCTCTAACATATCTTTGAAATAGTTCGTCTTCGTATAGGTATTCAGCATCAATTTTTTTAGCAACTTGAGCAACAACTACTGTTGCTGGAGTTCTACCCATTATTGTTATTTTATGAGTATTTTTATTAAAATCATAGGCTAGTGTATCAATTGTCATGGATTTAGTAAGATCTAAAAATGAAAATAAAATTGTTCTGTACATAATTGACTCACCAATAAATGGTGTTAAAAATATCTCAGATCCAATAAATTTATTATCCGCAAAATCTTGATCAATTGTGCCAAACATAGTTCCACCTTTTGCTTCTCTAACTTGGTGCACAAACTGTACACAGTCTGGCATTTGAATTGCTCGCTCTTTTAAAAATAGTGGATTTTTAAAAATTTCTAATGGAATTAATAAATATCTAGGCTCAATTGCATGTCTCCAATTATCATAAAAATACCTTTCGGCAATTGTTATAATACGAATAATTTCTTGCTCAGGAATTGAATACGGTAGAGCCTTCGCGAACGTAAGCTCATTTTGAATATCTAATATTAAGTCAGACTGAGTCATTTAATTTTGCTAATTTTATTTTTGAGTTTTTGAATAGTCCGGCTGAGTTACTGTAAGCTTGCCTAAATTTGATTTTTTAATCGGATCTATTGATTTTTCTTTTTTAGGCTTAGGTTCACCTTTTGTTGTTAATGCATGCTTCTTTGGATCTTGTAATGAATTACCATTTTTAAAATCTGCAAATCTTAGAATCTTATTACTCATTTTATCAGGTTCTTTTTGTTATTTATTAAACACGTTATTAATAGCTTGAGGCTCTTCAATAAATTCACTAAATGTCTTTACCATTTTTGATGTAGACTTTGCTATTTGGTTATTTTTAAGATCTATTCGTGAATACCGTGTGCTTGGTGACCAGTGTCTAGGAATTCCGCCAGTTTGAACATTAATCAAAGAGGGTTGAATATTCATATCTCTAGCCTGATTAAATGAGTCTGCTGGAATTGAATAGGTTCCATTCTCAGTAACATCCGCCTTAATAATTTTCCAAACTTTATTCTTATCTACCGAATCCGGTAAACCTTTAAAAAAACTAGTTTTATCATTGTCATTAACAAACTTACGCATTAGCGTGCCAGAAACTCCGTCAGGGTCCTTATTGGTTTCAGTTGAGGAGTCTATAAATTCAGGCCGGTCTGTTTCAATTCTTTCGATTTCTGTATTTTCACCTAGCCATTTTTCCATTTGCCCAAACCGGTTCATATCTTCAGGTAGTGCATACAGCTTAACTTTGAAATGTGCTCCACTTTTATTTTTACCTAGTTCTTCAACAAATTCATATGCTGACCTAACTGGTGTAACTTCAGCTAGGCGGATATGAATATCGGGCTTTTTGCTAAAATAAAGTTTTAAAATAGCGGTTGCCATTTCTCCAGTAATAGAGCCTTCGCTTTTTGGACTTACGAAAATATAAGTTTCATCATTATCCTCGGCTATTTGTAAAATACTAGAATAGTGACCTATGTGTGGCGGTTTAAATTTACCAGTAAATATTCCAATATGCTTTAACGACTTCAATATTTCATACTATATTTTTTGAGAAGCGTGCATCATACACTCAGTAATATATTCATAACATTCATTTAAATAGGTTTCATATGTTTGAGCAGGATCCTCAGACATATCATGAGTATGAGCCTCATGTATTAAAACGGCTTCGCATAGTCTTTTTATTGCAAGTTTAGAACTATCAGATAGACCTGGAACATAACTTTCATCAATTGGCGACCAACACTCATTTAAAAATGAATTAAAGCTTTCGTTTGCTTTATTTGATTGATATGCATGATAGCTAATATTTGTTGGATCGCTGGATAAACTTGGTGAGGTAGATGAATTAAACCTCATTGTGGCAACATCATCATAACTATACATATCACCTGAATCTCCAATTATATCCCCAAGGGTTTCATCGAGTTGAGCTTCCAAATCGGTAACCGTCAGTTCAGCTGACCTGCCGTCCTTGAATATATTAAAAGTAACAGATTTTGCACTATGACGAAGGGCAGTTTTTTTAATTTCATTAAATATTTTACTAAAATAACCCGGATCATTTTTCTCAATGCGGTCACGGTATGCTGCGGGTTTATTATTAAATTCACGGCGCTTAGCCTCGTCTTCGGTTAATTCAGTTATTTTAAGTTTTGGAGTCATATAGTCATCAACCGTAAATTGTCCATCATTTCCACTTATATAACACTCTATTGAATATTCAACATCATTAACTACGGTCGTAAATGTAGCAGTCCCACTATAGGATTCATCATACATGTCATCTTCATTTGGATATGAATTATAGTCTTCATCCATATCAATGCTATCTTCAACTACTTTAAAATTTACAATTTGTTCATCATAGTCAATGTCAATAAACTTAATCCATAAATCACTCCATAATATTTTAGCCGGTGGATTTTCAAGTCCAGAGTTACGAAGATCCTCTATTCTATAATAACTTTCAATAATTGTGCCAGGTTCATTACCTGTGCTGATTCCAATTGCCTTTAATGCTTCAATTTCTGCCCGGCGGTCATTTCTACTTAAATTAGAGTTTTCGTCCAATACCTCGGTAGATTCTAATTCTAAAAATTTTGGAAGTTTGCGTTTTCCGAATTTTCCCATATTATTTAACTTTTTATAAAGTTATTTATATGAAATCTATATTAAACTATTTGATTGTTAACTTATCGTCGTTCGCCTTATGGGTTATCACTAAATGATCGCCATCCTTTATCTTATTGTCTATAAAAGCCTCAGCAATTAGGTCCTCTAAGTGTGACTGTATCACCCGCTTTAGTGGTCTAGCTCCAAACTTTTCATCATAACCTTTATCAATTAAGAATTTTTTGGCAGATTTAGTAACTTCAACCGTATATCCATTTTCTTTAACCCTTTCATATAGATCCGCAAATTCAATATCAATTATTTTTCCAATATCAGACTTTTCTAATGAATTAAATATAATAATATCATCTATCCGGTTTATAAATTCTGGAGCAAACTGTTTGCTAATTGCCTTTTCAAGTATTTGATTGGCTAATTCCTTTTGTTTTTCAACGCTTGCGGCTGTTGCAAAACCAAAACCAATACCACTTCCAAACTCTTGTAGCTGTTTTACTCCAACGTTAGAGGTCATAATAATAACAGTATTTTTAAAATCAACCTTTCTACCTGTACCGTCGGTCATATGACCCTCATCTAATACCTGTAATAGGGTATTAAAAATATCTGGATGAGCCTTTTCAATTTCATCTAATAATATTACCGAGTATGGTTTACGCTTTACCTTTTCAGTTAATTGACCACCATTTTCATAGCCGACATAGCCTGGAGGAGCTCCCATCATTTTACTTGCTGTAAATTTTTCTCCATACTCTGACATGTCTATTCTAATTAAAGAATCTTCAGAAGAAAACATAAACTTTGCTAATTGTTTGGCCAGCTCAGTTTTACCAACTCCAGTTGGGCCTAGAAATATAAAGGTACCAATTGGTTTAGTTTTAGACTTTAAGCCTGCTCTAGATCTTTGAATTGCTCTGGTTAATTTCTTAACTGCATCAGCCTGGCCAATTAATGTGCTATTCAAAGTTTTTTCCATATTTGATAGCTTTTCAAGTTCTGAGCCTTTTAGTCGAGTTACTGGAATCCCTGTCATGGTTGACACAACATTTGCAATATCACTCTCATTTACCGATAGTCGGTTAATCTTTAATGACTCTTCCCATTTGATTTTTTCTTCGGAAATTTCATCTATTACTTTTAAAGCTTCATCTCTTAATTTTGCAGCAGCTTCATATTGTTGGCTAACTACTGCCTTTGTTTTTTTATTAGAGACCGTAACTAATTTATCTTCAAGTATTTTTATTGACTCTGGAACAAGTACTCCACTGATATGCACATTTGATCCAGCTTCATCCATTAAGTCAATTGCTTTATCTGGTAAAAATCTGTCCTGAATATATCGATCACTATATCTAACACATGCATCAAGTGCCTCATCAGTATAGTGTACTGAATGATGATCTTCGTATTTTTCTCTGATATTTTCAAGTATTTGCCTAGACTCGGTTAAGCTTGATGGATTTACCATAACTTGTTGAAATCTGCGGCTAAGAGCCCCGTCTTTTTCAATTGAACCTCGAAATTCATCAATTGTAGTTGCACCAATACACTGAATTCCACCACGGCTAAGCGCTGGTTTCAAGATATTTGCAGCATCTAGCGAGCCACTTGCAGAGCCTGCTCCGATTAGCGTATGAATCTCATCAATAAACAAGATAATATTTAAGCTTTGTTGAACCTCTTGAATTATTTGCTCAATTCTTTCTTCAAATTGACCACGGTATTTTGTACCGGCTACTAAATTTGCAAGTTCAAGAGAAATTATTTTTTTATCAAATAAAACTCTAGGACAGGTCTTTTTAACAATCATTTCAGCCAAACCTTCAACAATTGCAGTTTTACCAACTCCAGGTTCTCCAATTAAAATTGGATTATTCTTTTTTCGTCTAGCTAAAATTTGAATACAGCGTTTAATTTCTGAATCGCGGCCTACTACTGGATCAAGTTTGCCTTCTAGAGCTAATTGAGTTAGGTCCTTTCCGAATGAGTCAAGCATTGGAGTTTTACTTTGAGATGGTTTTGCCATAATTATAGGGTATCAGTTAATTCTTTACTCACTGCGCGATTAGTTAGAGTATCGCGGTGATGTTTTTTGGACTTATGCGAATCGCAATGAGTCCTGGTACATGGAATTTCAATCTTAACCGTGTCAGTTTTTATAATCACATTTTTAGTAATTGGCTCAGGCCTAATTGTTGTCGTATCAATAAAGGCTCCAACTGCAATATAATACAACCCAAGTAGTAATAAGATACTTGGTACTAATATTAATATCATTCCAGATATAGCTAATTGGTTATACTTATTCATGGATCTTTGAAATTAGAGTTTGTAGTGAGTGTTTAACATTTTTTCTAAAACTATCTTCCATTTTAATTCTACGGTTTTCAACCTCTACATTAAATGCCTTATATAGTTTATGGTAGGTTATATTTGATAATTTAATATTATATCCAAATACATGGTTAATTATAGTTAGTTCGTATGCTTCTAATATAATTAAAATATTACCATCATCATTTTTAATAAAGCACTTATTGCTAAGTGGACTAATTAAGAGTTCGCTCTCTTTATTTTTAATTAACTTATAAAATATTAAACTTGCATCCTTTTCATTATCTTTTTGTTCAGGCGTGCGCCTTTCATTAGGTGGCTCAGTTAATTTAATTAATGATATAATTAATTTTTGAGAAGTTCGCCTAAACTTATGATAATTAGAGATTGTTTGCATATTAGCTATTATACTAATTTATTTTTTAACTGGTTGAGTCTTTGGATTTTCTAGTTTATATGCAGCATCTGACTCAAGTATACATGTATGAATGTATTTTGAAATTGTCTTTGCCTCTAGTCTATCAATATTTGTAATTACTTCAGCCGATTTAGTCGGCAAAAATACTTCAACTAGTCTTCTAAATACCGATTTAATATCTGGCTTAACCATGGTTATTTTAAATACTACTTGTGTATTATTATGACTTATATTTTCAACTTTAAGATTAGGTTCAGTACTTACTAAATTAGTCGTTTTTTTACTTGGTGCTCTGTAATTTTTCATTTTTTTATTTATTTGTTTAGGTGTTTCCATTTAATGGATTATTTTTTAATTGTGAGGAATATTCCTCAAGTGCAGTTTCAATACCAGCCGAGATTAGGCGTGTTAATTCCTCTTCATTTGATACAAGCCCCATTCGTTGGGAGTGGGCTAATGATTTAACAGTATGCTCTGCATATTCATTAGCAATTTTTAAAATAGATGGTTCAGGATTTGTCATCTTGTATATTCAAGTTTATTAATATGAGTAAGGATATCTAGATATAAACAGTTAGTTAAGGTCCAATTATTAGACGCCGTCATAAATTTAGTTTTAAATAAATCAGCTAGTCGACTGCAAACTCTTTCATGTTCAGCATTTGTACTAGAGTCAATTATTTCTATTATCCAATTATAAATATCGATAGGGTTATTTTTAATATTATTTACATTATTTTTTCTAACATCTACTAAGTAGTTAAACTTATATAAAAATCTGCGGCCTATCAAAACTGGATATCTCATATTTTTTCTATTGGTTAAGGAAACCCAAATTTTATAAGTTAAATCTCCTATTTTAATTTTTGTAAAAATAGAAAATCTTTTTTGTTTTTTACCAAATGAACTCTTGACCTTAATTATTTTAAATTTAGTATAAGTAAAGGTATTATTATTTATAGTAAATGTCAGTGCATCATTTATTATCTCGATATTATCAACATGCACGGCTGTTCCATAAGCACCAGTATCAATTTTTGCCTTTATCTTATCAACCATTAAATCAGGAAAAGAAATAATTTCTCTTCTGCCTATTGTTTTCTCCATCAAAAAAACTTTTTTATTAATTAAGTTCAGATTCTATTTGTTTATTAATATCATTAATTATATGATTTGGACCAAGTTCACCTATGTAATAGGTTAATATCGATCCTCCATGTAATTCAATATACTCTATTATGTTTAGATCTTTGTAGTTTGCTAACCATTTAAGTGCATGTAATTTAATACATTCATCGTAAATACTAATTTGAGTAGTCTTTTCCATTTTAGTGTTTAACTATTTGATATACAACCGTATCTCCTAGTGCAGAGTATTTATTACAAGGAACAGTATCACCATTTGATAAAATAGCTCTCCATTTTGGAGAAATTTCTTCGTGTACACTTTTTGGATTTTGTCTAAATTTACTAACTATTACATATCGCGTTTCGTATACGGTAGTTTTAGTTAAGTGTTCTTCTGAATATAAAACTAACATATTAACCAATATAATTGAAATAACAAAAAGGTATGTGCCAGCATTATGTAGTAAATATTTCATAATAATTAACTTTATTATTAATATTATACTATATAGTAAGTGAAATGGTTTTAGCTGATATTATAAAGATGTAAAGATTGATGATATATTTGTAGCCAAGTTTGGAGATTTAGTTATATTACCATGGTCTGTGCCAGATATGACAATCGACTTTGATTTACCTTTAGTAGATCCTTTAGCTTCTTTTTTTACCGCTTCTATATCTTCTTCCGGTCTAGCTTTACCTTCTTTATTACCTGCGATTAAAGAGATTACTTCTACACCATTCAATGCAGATAGCATTTTTCCTCCTGGTGTTTCTCTACCCAGTCCTACCTTCTTTAATGTGTCCTTTTCAACAAAAGCTCTAAGATTGATAACATCACCTTCTTTAAACGTCATACTTTCTACTTCTTTTGGCATAACATTATATCTTTTATCGAAGTCGGTCGTGTCATACTTATCTTCTATTACATAAACCTTATCTGGAGTTTTCTTATTTATTGCTTTGGCTGCTAAATCTAAATCAGTATTAGTAGGTGGGAAATCTTTACCCATATATTCTATGTAGTTTCCGTTATTCTTTTCTTTGAAATCTTTCAACTCGGTTTCTGTATATATACTCTTAACTGATTTTTCTTCTTCTTTAGTAAGGTCTATTCCTAATCTAGCTTTCTTTATCAAGCCAACTGGAATTGCGAATGCTAGTCTTGGAGTATTGCCTTTAACTATACCTTCTGCAAACTCTTCTGTTGAATTAGGTATACCGCTATCAATAAAGAACAATTGGTTATTGAACTTCTTTGATCCTATAGCTTTTAATGCCATAGCTAAGTGCCAAGCGATTGCACCGCCTATTGAGAATCCACCGACCGCACATTGTTTTATAGCATCATTTGCTTCTATCTCATTAGCGATTTTTTTAGCATAGTCTCTTACATTAAATTCATTTTTAAAGTCTGCACTATATACAGAGAAGTCTTTACCTAATGATTTTGCCAATGATTTGAAATCATCTCTGCCTTGTCCACCATCTTTACCAGCGCCTGGTAAAAGTATTAGTGTTTTTTCACCACCTCGTGAAAGGCTATAAAGAATAGTATTATCCTTTTTTTCAGCAGCCTCTAAAATAAGTCTAAATTGGTCGTATGCTTTTAAGTATTTCATGTTACAATATATTAAATAAAAATAATTATTTGTGTTTTCCGAATAATAGAGTTACAATAATTCCAACTACTGCTGTGAATAGAATCCACAATACTCGGGTTGCAGTCTCTTTCCAAGATATTAATTCTTTATGTTCATCAATTAGTTTGCTATAAACCGGTTCATCCTGAATTTTCTTTTTGCGAAAATCTGTGTTTTTATTAACTCGGACAACAATACCATCTTCTGGATCCAATAATTGCTTTTTAATTGATCGCAAGTCTTCTTTAATATCAGCTTGAGTTAAGTCAATTAGTTCAAGATGATCTTTTATTGATTGAATCTCACTAGCCGGTAATGTATTTTTAATAAGATCAAGAGCCTCAATAATCTCATTCATCATATCGTCTACACTAACTCCAGAGTTACGATTAGTATGTGGCATAAATTAGTAACTTTTTAAATTTAATAAGTTAAACTTGTTGATCCATATTTTGACTATCTGATTCAGTTTCAGTATTATCAGTCTCAGTTTCTTCAGTCTCAGTCTCTTCAGGTGCAGTCTCTTCAGGTGCAGTTTCAGTATCTTGAGTAGCTGGCTCATCCATAAATGTTAAATCCATTCCAGGATTAGTTGGTCCATCCATTTGTTGGGCCGGAACCGGTAAATTTTCAATATCAGAGGCTCCACCAGCTACAAATTCTTGAAAACTAAGAATATTTTTAGGCTTAGTATTTGTTGGTTCAGCGGTATTGTGTAATCCAGTATTAGCCATTGGCATTAATTCTGTATTGTTTACTTCATGATTCATATTCGTACTTATAATTTAGTTTATTTATCTATTTAGTACTAGTTATTTGTAGAAGTTCCACAATTAGGGCAAAATTTCCAGGTACTTTTTTTAATTCGAGTACTACAGTCCGTACAATAACTACGAATTTCACCATATTTTACGGTCTTTTGACTTTCCGGTAAAATCTTATAGTGATATACTGAACACGGCCATTCATTAAATGTCCCATAACCTGATTTTAAAGTTTGGTTAGATTTTAAACCCTTTTCAACTTTACCGGTTTCAAAAACCGGTGTACCGGTTGAGGTAGAGCAGTTTATGGATGGAACTGTATGTGGATAGGTTGAAGTTGCTAAGTGATGATAGGCAAGGCCTTGAAAATTAGGCTGATGATATGTTAATTCTGAATAAAAATCAACCTTTATATTACCATTATTTTTAATTGCATAGGTTGCTGACTCAATATCTTCAACCTCATATACTGAAAACTTAAATTTACAATTTTCATCAATGAATCTTTCAAGATAGACTCTTTGACCTGGGTCTACAATAATTCCACCGCTTGAAATAGAGATTCCATTAACCTTAATTTTTGCCAATACCCGTGAACTTGTTGGATTAAATAATTCAATTTCAAAATAGGCTCCGTCTTTTAAAAAGACATTTGGCCCATATACTTTTAATCTACCCTGTTTTTTTGTAATCCAGGCCTCAGGCTTTTGACTTGTGGTTGAATAGGTAATTATCGTATCACTATTTAGTGTATTTGTCTGTTGGTACATAGCTTGTTTATTATTTTGCATATCTTTTTATAACCTTTTATGATTACTCAAAGGCTCTTAAGCCCAAGACATCCAGAGCAAGCGCTCTATATTCCAATATTTTATACTGTATTTAAAATTTAAGGTTTTACTAGCGCTGGGCTGTTAACCTTGACTTGATTGAAGTAATTACCAGTTTTTTATATAATTCAAGCTGTGAAATAATTGGATCACTATAACTCTCTAATAACATATTATATTCATCAATCAAATTTGGAAAAGTTATTAATTTTCCTCCAAGAATATTTGCTTTAACATTAGCATAATCCTTACGCACATCAGGTCCACTCGTTAAAAAGATATCAGCATCAATATAGTCACCGTTTGAAAAGTCTATTTGAAAATCAGAATACTCTTCATCCATTGTTCCAGTTATTGACTTAACCCTTATTGTATTGGCTTCAGCATGTGGACCATTTAATAAGGTCTCTATATCAACTACTCCAATCTCAACCAGCTCACTGTCTATGATTTTTGAAATTTCGCTATTTGATAGTGTTGAAAATTCCCAATTTTCTACCTTTTTCTTTACTTGTTTTAAATAAGATAAATCATAACCATATGAGTCATGCCATCGAGATTCAACATCAAACCAGTCTTCATCAAGATGATAATTTTCAAATACGGTATATTTCTTTAGATATTTCATTAAATGGTTGTAACGTTTAGTGAAATTGGATACTCCAACCTCTTATCGTATATGTATAGTGAATCTGATATTTTAGTAGTAACCCATGTATTATTTGCGCCAATCGGTAATTCAACAGTATCACCTGGTTTTAAAGTTTTTACTAATTTAGTATTATCTGCTGATAATATTGATAATTTAATAAATCTATCGTCCTTAAACGTTTCTTCATTTAAAATTTCTATAATCTTTACCTCAACAAATGCCTGTTTAAATGGAATCCATACCTTTAATTTTCGGCCTGGCGACAATATGTATTGTTGATTTGCATTTGCGATATAACCTCTATTTTTTAAACCAAAGTCAACCGGATTAAGCTCGCCAGTTGAGTCAATTTCAAATATTTTATAAATAGTTGATTCATCTATTTCAAATACTGTAACATCATCACGTCTTGATTCTCTACGCAAGTGATCCTTTGCATTTTTTTCAATATCATTAAGTTCCGTACCGTGCGGCCATACTTTTACAGTAGTTAAGGCCTGGTTTGAAATATATCCATATAATATTTCTCCAGAATATGATTTTTCTCCGGTTTTTACCCCGTTTGAATCATATGTATTTGAGTAAACCGTCATATTAACTGGATAGGTTCCAGTATCAGTTTTAATAAAGGTTTCTAGCATTGGTACCACTTTATGCCCTGGTGAAAAAACTGTTTTTTCAAGCCTAGTGTTTATTATTTTAAATTCATTAGATATTTTATCAATAATTGACTTTTTAATATCTACTGCATCTAATCCTAGTGTATGAATATAGGATTCAACCCGTGTGGCAAGCTTAACCGTTCTTAAATTGTAAATTCTTTCATCTACTCTGGTCTCATAGTGCTCGGTACGGTCCAGTGCCTCTAAAATAAATTCATTAAATCTTTGTAAGTTCATTGTGTTTAATAATTAATTCACCAACTACTTCAATCTTGCCCATTACTTGTTGAAATGGATTTTGACCCTTTGCCTCAAATTTATCAATGATTGAGTGAAGCTCTGTGTGTAATTTTTTTAGTTCAGCTTTAGCTTCGTCAATATTAAATTTACCAGCCGCAGCTTTTTTATAATAGGGTAACTTAACTTTATAGTGCTGATATGTTAGTAAAGAGTCTCCACCTTTTGCTTTTGTCGCATCAGCAATCTTAATTGCTCCAGCGAGTCGGTTACTTACAAATTTTTCAAAAGTTTCGCTATCAATCTTTTCAGTAATTAGGCTAAAGCCTTTAAACCCAGGAATATACGTCATGATTGGTTAAAGTTATTTTAGGTTATTTATACTCAACCTTAACTCTAGACCTGAACTCTGGTGGAAATTGTGTGCCGGCACTCTTAAACAGGTCAGCAAAACAACCATCGATTAAATAGGTCACAGCCCAGTCCTCTGGGGTACGAATTGATCGACCCACTCCTTGCAATATATGGATTGCAGTTTTCCAGGTGTACCAGGCTTGTGAATATTTAAGTTTAGCCGCTACGAATTTATCGCCTAAATGAGGATATGGTACCTTTAAAAATATTTGAAATCTAGAAAGATCATCTACTAAATTTAGTCCTTCTAATAGACTTGGCCCCATTATTGCAAAGCCTTTGGTCTTCTTCATCTTCTTTAATACCTTTTCTTTTTCTTCTGAGCCTTTATATAACAGTACCCGTTTCTTACTCTCTTTTGGTAGTGCCTTCCATAGCTTTTGGCCCAATTCATATGAACCCGTATGAATAATACCAGACTCACCAGCGTGTAGTTTTAAGATATTGGTAACTGTTGCTGCAGCCCATTCTAAATTATCATTAACAAATCTGGCTGATAACTTTTTACCTGGATAAAAAATAATAGGCGATTTATCCCAATTAAAGTTAGAGTCTATTTTAAAATAGCTTGCATTTTTAATGCCATGATTATGCATAAACTCTTTGGTATTACCCATGGTGGCAGTCATTAATACTTTAAATCCAAATTTATTAAAAAAATGTCTATGCAATAAATAGTACTCGTCAATGCAGTTAAAAACAATTGAATTTTCGCCTGGATTTTTAACCATTTTTTCCAAACCAGTTTTTTTGATAATTTCGCAATAGTCTTCTAATTTACAGTGAGTATCTTTTAACCAGTCGGTTAAATTAAAAATAGCCAACCACTCTTTAGGCACTGACCCCTCTTCAAATTCCTTGCCTGCATATTCCCTAATATCAGAGGTTGACTTGGTTAATTCTCCAAGTATCTTGGTTATTTGTTGTAGATTTTTTAATAAAATTGAATTCTCTTCTTCAGTATAGATATTTTCAATTGACTTTTTAAGTAGGTCAGTATTGATACTTGGAATTTTAAATCCAAAATCAGTTAAACTCTCCATTAATTTTTCAACCTTTTTAAGGATATCAGTTGATACATTTGGGCTAAAATGGCTCTGTACAATATCTAATAATTTATGAGACTCATCACATATTACAAAATCTCTTTTTGGAAACGGTGGAGCTTTGGTTTTACCAGCTGTCGGGTTATCTACATAATTTCTTTGAATAAGAGCATACGGATAGGTTAATAGAGTAACTGGTGACTTAATGGATTTTTTTCTGGCAGTTAAGTAGCCACAGTGTTTAAAACACGGTAGTGCCTCGGCTGCATCATATGATAGGCCTTTACTTTTACAGTCACCAATTGAAAATCTTTCTCCATTAACTGAGCACTCGTAGTTATCAACACCTTTAATATTACCCCAATTCCAGAGTTGCATATTTCTGAAGTCTTTAACGTACTGTTCATGTAGTGCAAGGTCTGATGCAAGGATATAACCCCGGTTACCTTTAAACGAGATAAAGTCTGCAAATAACATTGCAATAATACTTTTACCTCCGCCGGTTGGGCAGTCTAGTAAAAAAATTCCATTTGGATCAGAGTCATATGCCTCTATAATAGCCAGCACGGCCTCTTTTTGTTGAGGCCTAAACTTGAAATTTGGGTGTTTACCCAATACAAATTGTTCAAACTCGGATTGTAATTTACTCATTAATTATATTTAGTACTCCATGCAGGACTCGAACCTGCACCCGAAGACTAGCTCCTAAGGCTAGCGCGTCTAACCAATTCCGCCAATGGAGCAAATTATATTTTAGGCTTTAGCCCAGTCGGCATATGAAATCCAGTGGACTTCATAACCTGTTTCTATTTCATTTACATTAAATGCAATTAGTATTTCGCCAGTCTCTGTTTTACCAACCGCTCGCATACCACAGCCTTCACATAGAACTGGTATATACGTATCAGGCGCAAGAGATTCAGATAGTTTTAAAATATCAATCTCTGCTCCACCGGTGTCTCCGGCTATTTCGGTACTACACTTATTACAAAAGTCTGCCATATTATGAATTTTTATTTAATATTTTAATTGCATATCCATTAACTACCGGTCTGCCGGTATTATATGCACCAAGCGCAAGTCCCCAGTCTCCATACTTTTTATGTAATAGTGCGAGCAACTTCATTGAAATATGTACATTCAGGTCTAGGTCAGTTAGTAACTGTTTTGAGGTAACCTTTTTACCCCATATATAGCTTGCAGTTGGTACCTGTATTTGCATTGCCCCATATGCACTGGCTGAGGAGGTTAATTTTGGATTATAGGCCCAATGAAATGGTCCAGTATAGCCGCTTTCTGCCTTAGCCACACCCAGTGCAATAGCTAGAGGAACTCCATACTGTTTTGAATATACTTTAATATGCTCATGCAACTGTATACACGGTGGAGCTTTTTTAAGGTCTACGCCGGTTAAATCTAGAGTTTCATTAGGCACGGTTAAGTTACAGTATGACCACACTGAGCTAATAATAGTGATACTAGCAATAATAATAATGCTATTTAATTTCATATTATTTAATTGTTTGTTCGTATTTAGTATTTGCATACATATTAAAAATAGCAATACCAATTGAGTCTTGATATACACTGTATACACCATTTGCCCTATCAATAATTAGTAATTCATTACGCTCATTGATTGCAATTGAAGTAGTTGATAAGTGTCGCGTATGATTAAGTGGCGACTCCTTCTTGGCCGCAATCATAATCCAATAATAATACCCAATAAAAAAACCGGCCAGCATGGCAAGGGCAATGGTTAATATACTACTAACTGTTTTTACAAAAGACTTTAATTTATTAATTAAAGTGTCTATTACAACTGTTCTATTCATATTTATTAATTTTAGTTTAGGTTAATATACTAAAAAAAATCAAGAGTGGTTTACCGGTTAGTGACCAGTAGTTGCAGCATTATAAAAAACTAACCCAGTAACATTAGTGGTTTTAGCAATATTTGGAGTTGAGTAGTTAAAAGTTAAAACATCGCCACCGCCTTGCTCCCCAAATTGTATTCGGACAGGATAATAAGTACCTGATGTTAAGGCTGCGGTTCCTGATCTTTCTAGAGTTCCGTGTAGTCCACCATTATTAACTGTTGCATTGCCCGTTGTAAAACCAGTTACGGCATTTGCACCAATCCACATATACGAGGCATCATCACTTGATGTATAGAATGTATAGGTTTCAGTACTCGCTGGTTTAAAATAGCCTAACCATTGGCAACTAAAGGTAGATCCATCGTCTGTACCCGGTTCAGAGATTGCAGTCGTCTGAACTGATGCCCCTGGATTAGCACCAAATGTCTGTTGTGTTGCTGTTGCAAAGAAACTAACATTATCTGCAAAATAGCCAGAATAGGTTCGTTTATAGAGACCTGCACTATATCCAGCGGTTGTGGTTGATGTAGTAGACGAGGTAGAAGTGGTTGATGTAGTAGAAGTGGTAGAGGTTGAGGTAGTTGTGGTTGTAAAATTAAAATTCGGAGTTGCATAACCGTTTGCAGTCAACCAGGCCTGTGCAGCAAATGAATTGGTGAATGCGGTTAAGCCTTGTCTTGCTGGCAGTAAGTTAACAATTTGTATAAAACTAGCCTCAGTCTTTAATGTTGATCTCCAAAAAGTAGGATCAGCTCCATTTTGAGCAGCAATAATATAGCCAAGATCTTCATCTGGTCCCATATACCAAGTTGCTCCGCCTAAATTTGCATAGTTAAGAGGATTAGTGCCTATTGCGATATTTCCAACTTGAGTTGTTCCACTTATTGGTCCGCCAAGGTTTATTGCAAACGGTCGAGCTGTTGCCATTTAAGGTTATAATAAATTATGGAAAATAACTAGCTAAAAAACTATTGCCTGCACTATTACTTAGTGCATAGCCATTAGTATCTAAAAATAGTTTACAACTAGCAATTTTAGCGGCAGAATCACCGCCTTGAGCATCCAAATAACCGGTATAAGGCTCTGCAACAATCGAATACTCATTGGATCCACCGTTTAACGCTGTACACTGTGCAACAAGTTCAGTAACATCAGTACAACCCCAATAGGTAGGCACTGAGCCATTTCTACCGATTATCACAAATTGTCCACTAAAATTAGTACCGGCCGGTAGGGCAAAGAACGGTAAAATTCCAATCTCTCCACCTGCATCAATTCCATTACAAAATGGCCCAGCCATGCTTGCCGCCTTTCCGATAACTATTTTTTGAGATTCACCGGTGGTGTTTGCTCTAACTGTACCAGTTGGTAAAGTTCCAATTACAGTATTTCTATCAATACAAATTGCAAAGTCGGTAATATTTCCTGCTCCTGCCATACTATTTAAATTTATTATTATTTATCCGATACCGGTTAAATAAATTGCATTAGCCAGTAAGATAATTTATAACCAACAAATGCGCCAAGCGCAGAAGGTATAGGAAATACCACTAATTTGCCAAGGTCAGTTACGTATTTAGGTCGGTTTACAATTTTACCCATGAAAAAATAGTAACTAATATAGCCAATTAAAACAGCCAGGTCTGCCCGAGTTGCAATAAAAACAACTAAGGTTGCCCCAATTAATCCAAATATAAAATTATCACGAACCCCTTCCCATATTTCATGGACGGTTGCATCTTTATATTCTTTAACTATTTTATTAAAGACAGCCCGTCTCTTATTCATTGGTTAAGGTATTTTTACGGTCAAGTATCTCTATTGAAATTCGGTCAATGTCAGACTCTTTTTTAATTTTAACGGTAATTTCAGAATTTCCTCTAATCCATAATAGGTCCTCAATTACATCCTGTAAATCATCAGAACACAGATGCGGATGCACAATTCCAGGCTGATATGGATCAGTTTCTAGTTTTTCAGAAAACTCTGCCAACAGCCGGTTAAGTTCAACCTGTTCAGCCTTTGATTTTATTTGTGAACCTTTCATATACTATAGTACTTTAATTTTTAATAAAGATTTGGGTTGTCGGTGATAGATTCGAACTACCATTAGAAGAACCAAAAACTTCTGTCCTGCCCTTAGACGAACCGACAATTTTATTATCTACCTTATTTTTGTAGTCAGGACCTGATTCGAACAAGTATCGTCTTTCCAGCCTTACGGGGCCTGACAATGAAAGGTGTTACCAATTACACCACCTGACTATTTAACACCCTACTTTATCCAACTTACAGGTGTTGAGGTTGTCCCCATTGCTGGGTTAGGAATAGTTCAACGGTTACTACAAACTCTTCCCCTTATTGAGGTGACTGAACAAATCACACACAGTCTTACTGTGATACCAAGCCATCTTACGGACATCACTCCGTTTCTCATCATGTAGGGCACATTATCTGCTAATAACAGAACGTGTAGTCAAGACAGGAATCGAACCTGTATGTTAATATCAAAGCTCCACGACATTAACCGTTGCGTTATAGGAACTTTCTAATTGCGTCTGCCATTCCGCCACCTGACTATAGCGCTCCTTATAAATCCTTTCCGTGCACAGAACAAGAAACTGGGGAGACGTTGTTTCTACTTTTGAGAGGCTTGGGTACCCTCCTTCACCGTTTAGCAGGTTGCAGCTCTCGACACCACACCATCCCTTGGGAATACAGTGGCTGGGTTTTAATAGTATAAAAACTGTGAAGAGTTTCGTAATTACACTATACTAGTTCTTTATTAAATTGGTGACCGTTTTTGTTTCTCATTTAGCCCAATCACCAGAGAATCAGTGTTTGGATTTTGACTAAGGACACCAGCCGTTAACTTGTTAGTTAGGGCGAATGGTTACCACGGACAAACCTGATCAGTATTAGTATTTAGACCGCTGGCCGTTTTTGTTTTTATTATTCCAGTTGTTATTCTGAACTGGAGCAGCCTCAACCACTTTCTTTTCACGCTTTGGCCCAATATAATTTTCCTTTTTATGCTGGCGGCGTAATTCTCTCCATGCATCTGGGGTTGAGCAATTCCACTTCTTCATTAATTTACTAAAGGTTAATGAATAACCATGGGCTTTTTTAAAGACAACAGCCTTGCTTACTTTAATTATTACCTCATCTTGGTTCTTTTTATTGAACTCTTCGTTTTCTAAATAGTTACGCTCTGTAAAACTAATTGTATTATCTGGTTTCATATATATGGTATTTTGTTACTTAGTTAATATACTATTTATTGTGGAATATGGCTTCGCAAATTCCACCGTTTGAATAAATTTGATAACCTTTATCCGTTAACCAATTATAAATTTGACTCTTTTTATCTGTTGATAAATTATAGTCTTCAAATATTATAAAATGGGGTAATAAAACCCTGGTTTGGTCAATCGCCATAATCAGATCAGCATCCAAACCTTCAACATCTAGGTGTAGCCAGTCAATACGGCCACCACATTCATTTAAAATCAGGTCAGTAATACCTATTGACTCTCTTCGGGTTGACCTAATTTCTTCAGTTTCCCAATTTTTAATAACTGACTCAACTACACTATTTGTATAGCCTTTACCTCCTTCAAAGAACTCAACTTCACCGCCGGTTGGAGTTATTAATTTTTGAACCAGTTTAACTCTAGAATTATTACGGTAATTTTGTTTTAATTTTTGGAATTGAGAGTCTGAGGCTTCAACAAGCACAACTTCACATTCTCTTTTTTTAACAACCGGAACCCACTCACCAAATTCTCCATCATGTGTTCCAATAACAAGCCCTCTTGGAAAAATACCACCTGCTAATAGGTGTTTATTATATAGCCATAGTGATTTATAGAAGTGCGTACCGTGTTCCATAATATCCCAAGTTTTAATATAAATTAAATTAGCCTTTGAGTCAGTAATTTCAATATCAAACATTTCAGTATTTGGATAGGTTGCAAACCAATTATCATTTAATACACCTGACCACTGTAGTTCACCACTAACGTGCTTTTTAATATTTACAGTTAACGGTAAATTTTTATTATATTTACTTATTTCATCAGCCTTAACGTGGATACCGTCTGCACTATATGTAACTGTAATCATCCTTTATGTTTTTTTATAAAATGGGTTAAGTCTGTGCTCCATAAGGTCATGGCCTCTTCTTTAATTTTACCTTCTTCCCAATTCCACCAGGCAATATCTAATAGATCATTAATTTGACCAGTTGAGAATCTATATTTTATATGTTTTGCTGGATTTCCACCAACTACCGAATATGGGGCAACGTCTTTTGTAACGAGAGAACCGGCAGCAACTACTGAACCGTCTCCAATTGTAACACCTGACATAACTGTTGACTTTGCACCAATCCATACATCATTACCTATTATAATATCGCCTTTACAGCTAGGATGACCCATTTGCATATGTAAGTCTGCAATTTCTGAAGTAACTGGCCCTAAGAGCTGAGAACTTGTTGTTATCCAATCGTGTCTGTGATTTGCATGTAAGAAAAAGGTACAGTCTCTTCCAATTGAACAGTATTTGCCAGTTTTAATTAGGTAGGTATCACTCCATGAAATTATGTTAACCGTTCTATCAAAATAGGTTCCACTATCGGCTTTCCATAAGTGTAAGTTTTCCATTTAATTAAATCTAAAAGTACTGTGTTTAAGTTTATTAATTGTATCAGTAATATCAAATACGGTTTCATTATATGTTATTTGAACTGATTTTGGCGATAGTTTATTAAAACCCAAATCAATAATCTTAAAGTTTTCGCTAACCTCATCCATGATAAGGTCATCAATCATAATTTGAAATGGTATATTCTCAATGCTTAAATAAAACAAGAGTTTAATATTATCTAAGTGTTCATCATCTTTAATAATAAAAAATGGCAAATCAGCAATTGGCGATGAGTTAAAAAAATCATGGCCTTCATAATAATAAATCTCATCCTCAACTGGTTTATGGATAGTGTGGTATGGAAAAACTGATTTAAGATCTAGTAGCCAAGTAAAAGCATCTCCGCCTTTTGAAGTTAAATAATTTTCTAAAGTAATATGCGGTATAAATTTTTGTAAATTTTCTCTATTGAATACCATAAAATGCAATCCAACCTCCCATATTTGAGCATCTCTTTTTGAAGAATATATATCACATTCACCTTTACCATTTAGTCCTTCAATAACAGTTTCATCAAACTTTAAATCATATATCATATGATAAAAATAATCATAGTCTAATGTCAGGGCAAGTTCACTTAATTTTTTAACTTGAAATAAACCGGCCCATCCATAATCAGCATAGGTTCTGGCAACCGTAACTGATTTACCGTTAATCGATATATTTTTCCAAGCCTGCATTGCTTTTTGCGGCCAATCTAATACAGGATTATCTTTAGTTAAGAAAAAATAGTCGCATTTAGTTTGAATATATTGAGGTAAAAAAATTGGACTAATAACAATAACATCAATTGCTAATTTTTTAATATTATCAATATTTTTTTCAAGAATATCTAATTTTTCTTGAGTATCACAGTATGTGCTTATTAATGCAACTTTTTTTAAATTTTCCATCCGAACCGATATTGTCTATTATAAAATGATTTTTCTTCTTCAGTTTGTTTAGTTATTATAATACAGTTTTGACCATATGATATTGAAGATATTTCTAAATTATTTTTACCATGATGAAACTCCGAATTTAGGTCATGTTGATACTTAGTAAAATAGTCAATAATATTTAAATGACCTATTCTATAGCCATAAATATCAGCATCCGGTTTCCAATAAGAACACTCTATATCTTCTATAATATAAACACCGCCTGGTTCTAATAAATTTTGAAATAGGTAGTTAAACGTAAGCAGCTGATGTTCAGCATGGTGACTGCCGTCATCAATAATAAATTTAGCTGGGCCAACCTGGTTAGCTACTCTAATTATATCATCTATATTAGATTGGTCACCTTTAATTACGGTTCCATATTCATCCGTATATTCATAATCAATATCCATTACAAATACCTTAGCATTACAAAAATATTCTTTCCATAATTTAGGAGAATTACCGACGCAACCTGCTTTTCCAGTATTATCTTCAAATGTACCTAATCCAATTTCTAACATTGTAAAGGTTTCATTTCTTAAATGTTCAAGAAATCTAGGGTAAAAAAAATGATAGCCATGGTGCATGGTTTTATCGGTGTTATATTTAGTACCCAATTGTTTAAATGTATTCATCATATATGTTAGTCGATTGATTTTGAAAAGTAAAGAAGCCCTTCTTGATTTAATTTATTACTCTCTTTTAGAGAGTCGATTAATTTTTTAGATATATTTAAATTTTGATGGTCTAAATATTTTTTTAACTTTATTTCTAAAATACTAAACGGTTCTTCAATTGAATAATAAGATTCTTTATTTTTAAATTTAGTAAAGAACTGTAATATGTGTTCTAAGTTTGATGATATAAACCCAGAACAGTAGCTAGCTTGATCATGCTCATCATCATTATACTTATACACAACCATATCATAGTCGTTTAACAAATTTGAATTATCACTAATTGTTTTGGTTGATATATTATAGTCATAGTTTATAATATGAACTTTTTTATAACCTAATTTTTGTATAAATTCCAAGCCTTCTCGTATTAAAGAATACACGGCATACCCGTGCTCAAAATTAAATGGAACAACTACTCTATTACCATCACCATCTATATACCAATAATTATAACTTACATTATATTTACTAAAGTCTTCTTTATATAGTAATGGGTTATTTTTATTATATACATAATAATTACATAATAGTTGAGTGTCTTCGCTAACTGGATAATTTGTAGATAAAATAACCGGTAACTCAATAGAGCTCAAGCATTCAATTAATAACCGTTTTCTATAATTAGTATCGGTATGTGCTATTACTAAACAAATTGAATCATTCATATTAACTTAATATTTTAGGCTCTGGCATTTTTATCTTAAATTGCTCATTAACATGACTGCACTTGGTACAGACAAAGGTTGGTATTGGTACAATCATATCTTCCGGGGAACCAGTTAATAGCTTTGATATTTTTCTAATATAATTTGCTTCAATAAATGTATTATTACTACATGATTCACAAATGATTGCGGTTGAATTTTCTAAACCTACTCGTAATTGATTGTCCATACTGCTAAATTATGAGTTTATTTAATTTTTCAGTTAATGCCGATTTCGTATACAGTGCTTTAATTGATTCGCTTGGATTGGCTAGCCTAAATGCGTCATACTCAGCAGATTTTAGAATATCATTTTCAAACTGTGCACTTAATCCTTCAAGTCTATTTTCTAACTTTTGAATTATTATATCGATATCTGACAACCAATTATCAATATTTCTTCCTTCGGTTTCTTCAAATAGGTGTGCCTGAGCCATTTTTAAATGGTCTATTGCTGCATGTTCAGCAGTTGAGTAATTACTGCTTTCTTTTTCTACTCTAGCTAATAGTGTTTCCATAATATTATTTTTATATTAATATACCTATTATACTTTAATTTAATAATTAAGTTTATATAAAAAAACAGAAAAGGAGCCGTTAGGCTCCTTATTAATCTAAAAGATTCGCGTTCTGATTTACTCTAGGTAAATTACTTAACTGTTACTGTTGCAACCGGAGTTACTTCAGATACTGAATCAGTGCTTTGTACTGTAGAACAGGCTGCTGCACATGAATCTGCGCAAACTGCAGTGCTATCAAGCACAGTTTCAACAGCTGGTGCCGTGCCTGAATTACAGCTTGTTACCAACACTAATATGGCCATTGCCATTACACAAATTGTGGTTTTCATAGGGTATTTGTTTTTATTTTTATTAACTAGTTATATTATACTAAACTGGTCATAATAGTTTAAAAAGTTATCTATCTTATTACATTTTTATTTTTCCAAAAACCCATTCCGTTGCCGTAACTGTGTCTCGGCAAGCCTTATTATTTGCAGTAATTTCGTATGGATGATTATTATAGTTGCGGCCGTACTCTTCTAAATACTGATTATATTTTTTATGGATAGGCTGTTTAAAATGAGTATACTCATGGATAATGGTTGATACCCAATCTTTTAAGTTGGTATGTAGTTTAGGATTTAAATAAATGATATTATCAACTTCATCATATTGACCCAGTGATTTTAATTTAGAGTTAAGCTTAACAGTTAGGGTATTTAATTTTGAAAATTTACTAGGTCCATATTTAGTAATACACCACTCTAGAGTAAGTAGGGCACTTTTACGACATACTAAATTTTTCATTATTTATTAGATTAATTCTTTATTATTTATTAGAGTATTGCAGTATATGCCTTAAATAAATAACAATAAACTTCTCAATTATGGCATTAGAAAGTTCATCAGGTTCACCCAAAAGTCCTAACTTTAAATTAACTGCACTTACTGGTCATATTCCAGCTGCAGTAATTTCTCAAATTCAAGACACAGCAAATAAATTTAATATTACAACACCATTAAGACTTGCTCATTTTTTAGCCCAATGTGGCCATGAAAGCGGCGGTTTTAAAGCAGTTTCAGAAAATTTAAACTATGGAGCTAAGGGTTTACGCAGTATTTTTAGTAAATATTTCTTAACCGAGGCAAAGGCTATTGAATACGAACGTAAACCAGAAAAAATTGCAAACCTAGTATATGGAAACCGTATGGGTAATGGTGCAGAGTCAAGTGGCGAAGGTTATAAATTTAGAGGTCGTGGCTATATCCAATTAACTGGTAAGAGTAACTATTCTAATTTTGCTAAATTTATTGGAGAAGATACTGTTGCAAATCCAGATCTTATTTCAACTAAATATCCATTGGCCTCAGCTGCATTCTTCTTTAATTCAAATAATCTTTGGGCAATTTGTGACAAAGGAGCCGATGTTGCTACCGTAACTGCGGTAACCAAACGAGTTAATGGTGGAACAATTGGTTTACCGGACCGACTAAAACACTTTACTGAATATTATAATCTTTTAAAATAACTAAATAATTGCTATATGTTTACTCCAAATCACCTCCACCTCTTAGTAAAAGGATATATTAAAGATCCAATAAAAGATGAAGCTGTTTTAAATCAATGGTTAATTGATCTTGTTAAAAAAGTTAGAATGGTAGTTGTTGCCGGCCCTACTTCGGTTTATGTAGCTGAACCAGGTAATGAAGGTATTACTGGAACAATTACCTTAGCAACATCACATGCTGCAATTCATATTTGGGATAAACCAGACCCTGCATTTTTTCAATTTGATATCTACTCATGTTCTGACTTTTCAACAGACGAAGTATTAGATCACTTTAAAGTACTTGGTTTAATTTCATGTGAGTATATGTATATTGACCGCAACAATGGCTTAAAGGTTATTGACCAAGGTCAAAAAATATTAAATTAAATACAGTTAATTTTTATATACGATGGCAATTAAATATGTTGAAAAACTTACCTCAGTATTAGTAGCTGCATCAAGTGATCCGTTATTTTATGAAGGCAATATTATTGAGGGTGCCAAGTCATTAACCAAACAGGTAACCAAGTCTCTTGAAGTAGACCGTTGTTCTATTTGGCTATACGGTATTGCACTGGCTGATAATCAGCATATTAACCAGCATAAAAATGGTGCTGATTTCTTAAATGATAATAATAAAACAACACTTATTTGTCAACAGCTATATGTTAGAGCTGATGATAAGTGGTATCAAGATACTGAATTAAACAAAAAAGACTATGAGCCGTATTTTAATGCACTGTTAACTGATCCAATTATTGTAGCCGAAGAGGCCCAAGTTCACCCAGCAACCTCTTGTTTTTATGAAACATATCTTAAACCGTTAGGTATTAAATCAATGCTTGATGTTCCAATCATTTATAGAGGTGAAGTAATCGGCGTTATCTGTATTGAAAACCTTACTTCAAGATATTGGCTAAAGCCTGAAATTGATTTTGTACAAATGCTAGCTGCTCTGTATTCATTCGCCTACTCTGTTAAAATAATTAACTGCATAACTGCAAAAGCTGATGAGAAGAATATAGAGCTACAGAGATCTGAAAAAGAAAATGCACGTATTAATCGACAGGTAGAAAAGGCACTAACTGAAGCTGAAGTTGCAAAGAAGGCCGCAATCGCGGCAAAGGATGCAGCCGTTGCTGAGAGTATAAAGTCAGAGAATTTAGCTGAGGAGGCCTTAATTTCAAAAGCTGCGGCTGAGGAGGCATGGAAACAGGCCGAAGAGGCAAAAGCCTTGGCCTTAAGCGATTTAGATGTATTACAAAAAAAATCACAAACAGCTTTAATCGGTACAATTGTTAAAGTTGCCTTATACGTAATAGTAGGAGTCGGAATAATTACAAGTTTAATGTATGCACTGGCCATGATACTAGCTAAAGACACTCAAATAATTGGATCAACCTGGTCTAATATGTTTGGTATACTATTGACCAATGCCTTTAGTATAGTAGGAACCCTAATGGGTGTAAAATATGCATCCGAAGGTAAAAAAGACTAGCCTATAAAATACGCTGGCTCTATCTTAATTTTAAATTTATTAAAAATATCAGCATCATTCATTAAAAAATATTCAGACTCTGAATATTCTCCGTATTCAATAATGACATGATACAGCTTTTCCCAACCTGACTTAAGTATTTTTATACCAATTGACTCTTCGGCTGAAGATGTAACCATTAGTGTTTTTACTTTAGTATCTTTTTTAAAATGCGAGTAATCGTATGTCATATTATTTAGTTTTAAGATTCTTTTTTAATTCATTTAAGTCTTCTCTATACATATCAGTTGGGTCCTTCTTTTTAATTTCGGCTAATTCAGCCTGCTTTTCAGATACCTCTTTTAATAAAGCCTCGTATGTTTCTTTAGATAGAGAGTGGATTGGCATGTTTAACAAATACAGGTAGGTACCATTAACTTGATCAAACTTATTTGTTTCTAAATATAAAATTATTTCTTTACGTGGAACGTTATTTACTTTTAATTTTCCATCTATTATAAGTTTTATAAATCTTGCTCTATTTGAAAGATAGGTTAACTCTTCATTATACTTATTAATCAAGAAAGCTTTTCGTTTTGAGTAAAATGAAAGTCTAAAATTTGTAAAGTACTCAACGATTTGCGGAATATTTTCAAAGATAAGTAATTTACCTCGTTCATCTAGACAGGTTAAATTCTCAGTTTCAGTCTCAACCATTTTTAAAGTTTGATCTAATTTATCCTTTTCAATTAAGTTAGTTAGGGTTGCTCTGGCAAATTTAATTATATAGTTAATACCATTTGCTGAATTATCTTCATATGAAGAGATAATACCTCTATCTTGTAAAGAATTTAAATGAGCTTCATATTTTTGAAAAGTAACAGATGGTGGTAATTCTGAAACCGTAACTGTTGTTGTATTTGTAATTTGATATAGGCCTCTCATAATATATTGGTTTGAGGTTCCAACCTGTTCAATTGGCCCATTATAGTCTTTTAACCATGGTAATAGTTTACCAACTCGCTTGCCATCAAGCACTTTAATACAGGCATCAATTAAGTCAAGTGGATTTCTATTTAAAATATTTGTTGCAAAACCTACTGCAATACCGGAGCTGCCATTTAACAGAACAGTTGGAATAATTGGTAAGAAAAATTTAGGTTCAATAACATTGCCTTCTTCTACCTGATTTTCTAATAATTCAAAATCTTTATATAAAAGTCTAAAGTTCTTGGTTAATTTAGTTGAAATATATCTAGGAGCTCCAGCCTCAGGCGATCTGATTGAACCAAACTGGCCAATCTCTTCCAATAGAGGTAACGAATTTTTAAAAGACTGTGCCATTCCAATTATTGCGCCAGATAAACTTGCATCACCATGATGATAATGAGCCTCTGATGCAATTCTTCCGCCTAGTTGAAATATCTTTAGTGGTTTTTCTGAACCAGTACGCCATACTTTATCTGCAATAAAAATAATCTTACGAGCAGTTGGCTTAAATCCATCTATTACGGATGGTATTGCTCGATTCTCTAACGTGTACATTCCGTACATTGCATAGTCTTGATCGAGATATTCAGTAACTGTTTTATTTTGTAATTGATTCATACGTTATTATTATACCCAATAATTAATATCTTTTTTAAAATGATCTAGATTATTTCGATTAAACCAGTTTAAAATTACAAGTTTAATCATTCCAAAATAACCTATTTTTTTATAACGGCGATCGTCTTGACCTACTGTTAACTTTAAAATTTTAAACTTGTTTTTAGGAATTTGTCTTGAGAAAATATAGTCTTCAGACTGATGTAGAGCCTCGTTAAATCCTCCAAGTTTTTCAAACTCTTTTCTATTAACCATCATATAAACCCCAGTTGAAAAAGTTTCTGACATAAATCGCTGTACTAAATTAAATATCCATAATATTATAGATAATTTAAAATTTTTAACGGTTGCTTGTTGTTTACATGTAATTAATAGATTACCTTTGAACGTTTGATATACAGACTCAACTAGTGTATTTTTATTAAATAAAATAGAGTCAGCATCCATAAATAAAATCCAATCTGTTGTTACTAATTTTGCACCAGCATTTCGACCGTATGAAACTGGTCCGCCTTCTATAATTTTAATATTTAAGCTAGAGGTTTGTTTGAATTGATTAATTAATTCTCTAGTTTTATCAGTAGATTGTGCATCTGCTATAATAATCTGTAATTCATTAGAAAAATTTTGTTGTTGAATTGATTCTAATGTTTTTAAAATATAAAATTCCTCGTTTTTACAAGGAATTACAATGCTTAAATACTCCTTTATCATATGTTATATAGCTGTTATTTTCAATCCAGTCTCCACAATTTAAATAATGGATCCCGTCAATCATTTTATCTTCAGGTTTATGAATATGCCCGCAAATAACTCCGTTACAATTTTTAATTTTTGCTTGATATGCTAATTGATTTTCAAATGATGTAATAAAGCTAATTGCATTTTTAACTTTATCCTTTGCCCATTTAGATAAAGATTTTTTATATCCAAATTTCTTAAGTGTTCGATCAATAATAATTGCAAACTCATAACCAATAGAACCTAATATTCCAAGCCATTTTAATTTTATAACCCCATCGTATAGATCACCATGCGTAATATAATAATCATTCCAAATATATTCATTAACTATTTTAATATTTTTTCCAAATTCACTAGGCGAATAATTTCTTAGAAATTCATCATGATTACCCGTTATATAAATTACCTGAGTTCCCTTCTTTGAATATGACAATATTTTACGAATAACATTGGTATAATCTTGAGTCCAATAGTGTCGTTTTTTTAATAACCAACCATCAATGAAATCACCAACTATAAATAAATAGTTAGGTTTATATAGTTTTAAAGTTTGAAGTAACTCTTTTGCATTAGATCCTCTACTGCCTAAATGTACATCTGATATAAGTAGAGCTTCTATTTTTATACTTTTCATAATTTGTGTTTTTTAATTTAATCTCTTTACTACATCACTAATGCGCAAACACATTTCAATTGCAACTGGCGCAGATAACAGTGCCATTAGAAAGTTATTTACATATGAGTATACAGTTACGACACTACCTATTGTAATATTTTTTGTTGTAGTGATCAATAATATAATTGATAAAATTAAAAACACATACTTAATAGAGTTTACAAGAAACCAATTCTTGCCTTGTATGGTTGATTGGCATATTTCTATCTTTCGTCTTCTGTTAAAGAACGATTCAGAACTTGCATATCCACCTTCAATTGACTTTGTTTTTTTCTCATAATGATTATTAAATATATTAATACCTTGTTTTATTTTTTTATAAAGTATAAATACTGCACTTATAATAAAAACAACCGCAAAGCTGATTAGGACACCAACTTGCCAATTCTCAGAAAAGATAAAAATAAGTGAGCCGATTATAGTTACCAGTGTTGCAATATAATAGTGTACATGACCTTCTAAGACATGGACCACTTCATATGCCATATCTGTTCTGGCTACTTTAGTTGAAACATCAACCTCATCTTTTTTAAGAAATTTTAGTGCTATATTGTTATAAATGGTAGTGTAGACTTTTGTATCATAAACCATTCGTTTGTAATTAAAGAAGTTTGATAAAAAATAAGAAATACCTAACAGTACCATCCAATACCAATTACCAACAATCAATCCATCAATACTTTTTCCAAGTAAGAATGGAGTTGATACTATAGAAAGTTCAGTGAGTAACATAAACGCATATATCCATGTTAATTGATGCCTGTATTGTTTAAATATCTCAATGATTTTGGTCATAACTTAATTTGATAATGGTGCTTTAATTATTAGGTATAATTACGGCTATCTCTTCTAATACTTCGGTTTCATGATCGTGTCCTATGCACGGTGGTGTTTTTGGTTTGTTCATAATTTTCTATTGGTTTATAAAGTATTTTTCTTTAACTAGAAAAGCATGTAAACCTTTTAGGTCTTTACATATCTCTTTACCATCTTTATCATTTGCAGTGAGATCTTTTCGCGGTTTACCTGAGACACCATCTTTTTCATAAAGATACCAGTTTAACCATTCATTACCATCTTCAGTTAATAATTCCTCCCAAAGTACTTCAACAGCTCTTTGTATGTCATTCATGACGTCTAATAGATCAATTTTACATTTGTAAACTTCATCCATTTTATTATTGTGACTTATCTGATAGTCAATAATTGCTTTAAATTTTTCGTATTTCATAACTTTTCTATTTCTTTTTTTACTTCAAACCAATAGTCATAACGTATCATTGAGTCTTGGTCATATAGTATTCTTTTAATTTCATCAACCGCTATTAAGGCCGCAACCTTACCTCCATCTGTTGTCAATAGACATTTATTTGAAAACTTATCAACTAACTCAGATGCTTTTTCTCTTGGTGTCATAGCTTTTTCTATTTCTTGTTCTCCAATTTTTATAATATCTTTTAATCGTTTAATCTCAGCAATTACATCATCACCTAATTCAATTTTAGACATTGTTGTTAAGTCCATTATTTGATAAAGTAATAGATTAATTAATTCACTTTTTGCTTTCTCTCTTGGTGTTGTATCCTCAGTGTGTTCATATGCTCCATCTGGACCAATTTGAAAGTCATCTGAAACGTATGGTTCATTTTCTAAACCATCATTTAACGTTACATCCCAATCTTTTAATTCAGCTTCTTCAGACATATCTTTTTGGCATTGGGTGTAGCCTTTTTTATAAGCAACTGTGTATGTATTTATTGCTATTTTTAATTCTTTTTTCTTCATATTAGTCTTATTTGTTTAGTGTTTTCATATTTCAAATTGATTTCCGTTACTACTTAATTTACCAAACTTACG